GCATCATTTAATTGAAATGTATAGTTGTATACATTCTGATTATTACCAGCTACATAATCGTTTCTAGTTGTATTTGCTGTTACTGTCATTGCTATACCTTATGTAAGTCAATAATTGTACTATTTATTCCTTTCTTTTTCAGCTACACGCTCTGAAAACTTATTTACTACATCTTTAGATATCTTAAATAATCTTGTATTAAACTGTTCTTCTCTTTTTGTTTTTTCTTCTGACGATAATACTGTGCTATCTAACATTTCTTTTTTTCTTTTATTTAATTTTCTATAACTTTTCATTGCTTTTGATATTGATTTTTCAAATTCAAAAAATATTGCGTTATCTTTTCGATATGTACGCAATTTTCTTCCTTTATATTCTTGCGCTGAATTAATTTTTCTAGCCACTTGTTCTGCAATATCAAACATATTTGATACATATTGTGAACTTGGGCTGCTTGGGTCTGACACTAAAAAACTTCTTATGACTGGATTATTCATTCCGCTTTTAGTTTTTTCTGATACTTCAATATCATTAAATTTTTTCACTTCATTTATTATTTTATCTCCAGCTGCTTTTACATATCTTTCTGTATTAGGTATTAAAGACTCTAACGTTTGATCTATCATTATTGGAGATATGTTGAATGCTTTACCTATTTCTTTAGCAAGTTCAGATGTAGCTCTTGTTTTTCTTAGTTCTGGCTCTAAACCGTCTAAATAATCTGGATAAATTTGTCTTCCTGTAAAAAAATCAAAATTTGCAGCTAACTCTACACCTAATTTGGGAAGAGGTGTAAGCAACGCTGAAGGATCATTTATAGGACTTAATGAAGATAATGCTCCTTTACCTATTTCAAGGGCTAAATTTTTACCTTGCGGTTTGTTCCCTTCATACATCCACACCATGAATTTTTCAGGTATTGTTCCAAAAATATATCCTGGAGCAAAAGGTTTAGGAATACGCTTCCATCCATTTTTTGTTTTAAAAACCCAATGCGTATCTTTCATCCATTGAGGAATATTCAAATATTCTTCTCTTTCATCATCATCTGCTTCATACAAATAATAATTGGTAATTAAAAGACTTGGAAATGTAATAGTCGCATAACTAATTGCGAACATAGCTTTAGGATTCTCTAAAAATCTTCTTATTAATTTATCTGTGCCTTGTATTCCAGCATTTAAAAATGGTATATATCTGTTCATTTTTTGACCAATAACACCAGACCTACCAAAATCAACTGTAGCTTGTCTTGATTGTTCTGCTGCTGCAAGATCAGACATTCCAGCTCTTTTGTTTGCTAAAAAAACTCCTACCCTTACTGATTCTTCTGCTTTTTGCGACAAATCAAAAAATGGTTTAACAGGATTTTTAAGAGTTTTCATTAAATATCCATCATTGTTATAGAGTTCTTTATGTGCATCAACAAGGCCAGAATCACTTAAATCCATATAAGTTCCGTATGATGCTCCTGATGCCCTCCAGTCTTGATATAACTGACTATCGCCAATAATTGCAGTTAGTCCGCGCACAGTATCTATAGGTGTAGAAGTGTTTACTGATTGAATTGCTGAAGTAAAACTATCTTTAATTAAGTTTCTACCAACAAAATCGGGTGTTGTTGTTGCTGCTCTTCTAAATAAAAATGAAACACCTATAAAAGCTTTTTCTATAAAATTAAGTTGTTCAACTCTCATTCCTTTTAAGGCTTGCAACAATGGCTTGTCAACTTCAAAAAATTTCTTTTTACCATCTTTATATACTGCAATAGTACCTCTAGGCTCTAACGGAGATGGTCTATACACTTCTTTACCATCAACAATAAATTTCTGCATTAAAGGTTTAACAGGTTTAATATATTCAGGCATTACATCCTTCAATGCCACAATAGAATTTGCAACAGTATTTCTGTAAGAAACATCAATAATATTTACAGTATTAGCAATAATAGAATTTATTGGGTCTTTAATATCAAGCTCTGACCCTTTTAATTTTTTAATTATTGATTTTGCTGATTTATTAGAAAATAAATCGCCACCAACTGCACCGCTTAATTGATCTGCATTTTGTTCAAAAACTCGTTGAAAAGGAATGTAATTTGGATTAGCTTTTATAATATCTTCATATTGCTTTCCAGTAAGATTTCCAGATTGCACTAATAAATTTAATATTCTTTTTTGGTATCCATATATTTCATTAGCTGTATAATCAAAAAATTCAATAGCATCGCCATACTTGTCATTTAACTGCGCCATATCAATTAAAGATTTTTGTATTTGTTCATCTGTAACTCTTTGATCATCTGCTTCTTTTGTATCATCCTGCAAATCATTTAATATTCTTCTTGCTATTAAATAATCACCTAAATCTTTTCTACGTACATTTACATCTTTTTCATATGGAATTACTGTATGATCAAATTCATCAAGAATTGGTTTTAATCCATTACCTGTATCAACTTTATTTCCTTCTGCATTGCGATAGAATGTTTTATATTCTATAGCGTATCGGCTCATTCCTGATATACCAGCATAAGAGCTAATTAACAATCTTGGATTGACGCCATCTTTAATTGTTGCCCCTCGTTCAAGAGCTTTTTTAACTAATCTATCTACTGCATTAAATTTATTTACAAATAATCTGTAGAATTCAGAACCAAAAGATGATTGAGAATGATCTAATTTTGCCGTTGGCATTTCATTATTTTTTGTATTTGGGATTGTTACAAAGTCACTAAATAATGGCCTTGCATATTCTGATGATTTGACTAAACCATCTGCTTCATTTACAAAATCATTAAATTCATCTAACTCTTTTAATCTGATTTCTTCTTCTAAATTATCAGCAAAAACTATTACACCATCTTCATTAAATACTGGCTCTAATGTATCATTTGCTTCAGCAAATTGCTTATAACCATCAAAAAGATATACTTCTAAATTATCTGGTTCCATCTGATTTAAATCTGCTACTTCAGATTGAAGCTCATTAATTTGAGCATTTAAATCAGGTTCCATCAAAAAATTATCATTATCGTTTAATAATCTTCCAAGAACATCTAGCATGTCGCTATCACCTAATGCGCGATCTTCTGATGATCCTGTCCTTACCAAAGGATTAAATAAATTGTATCTTTCATTATACCTTTCCGTTAAATCAGATAATGTTTGCTCACCATTTTTTGCAAAAATTCTTTTGAATCCTTTTGCTGTAGCTAAACTTCTGCTTTTAAATATTTCTGGATCAAAACCTTCTCTTATTAATTGCTCAGTATTTAATGCACCGCCTTCTGCAATAAAATCTTTAAATGTAGTTGCTTGTTTTCTAATTACTTCTGCGTCTTTTTCAAGAGAACGAATTACTTTATCTCTTTTCTTTTCTAAAGGTTCATTTGCTATTTCTGCATACTCATCAAGTAACTTGTTGCTTACATCACTTACAGTTTCAGTGTTTGTTTCTATTTCTAGATTTGCTTCTAAAATTGCTTCTGCCTGTTCATTTGTTAATAATTCTTCAGCAGTTTTTATTTGCTCTGGATTTATAAATTTTTCAGCAGCAACAAATCCTGTTCTTACGCTGCCTAATGTTGCAATTAATCCAGCTTCAATTAAAAATTGATCTTTTGATGGCACAAGTGCATCCCATACTTGATCTGTTGTAATTTTTTCGCCAAATCCTGCATCAACATACAGCCTTAATGTTTCAGCTAGACGCTCTTCACCAAGCTCGTTTAGAACACCATGCCATCCAGCCCTTGTTAAAATCTCAGACATTGTTGCGCTTGGCCTAAGTGTTTCTTTAGTTTTATTTATAAGGCCAACAAGTAATTTTGGTGATAATGTATTAACGGCTGTATAAGCAGTCGATGAGATTCTATTAGTAATTGGATCAAGTAAGTACTTTCCTATTCTTGCTCCAGCAAGCTCACTTGACATTTCTGCGCCAGTATATCCAAACGCTTTTAAACCTGTAGCTATAGGATTAATTTCTGCATCTGTTAGTATTGCTTTACCATCTGGTGTTAATCTTACTTGTTGATTTAAAGTTAATTCACCAGCAGTTCTTACATTTAAAGGAATCATTGCGGCACTTCGCGCTGCAACATTAGCTGCTGCGCCAGCAATTTCAGTTTCTACTGATCTAACTGCTGACATGCGAGCAGTTTTTTCTAACCCCTTAACTGTAGCTGTTTGTGCAACTTTACCTATACCACCTGTAGCCATAAATTCAGGAATAAAACTCAAAAGCGGCATGCCATAATATCTCATGCCACCAGCCCAACTAAATCCTCTAACACTTTTTTCTATATATTCATCTAAATAAGTGTTAAATTTTTCTTCTTCTGACTCAGACAGTTGTTTTTTACTTGCTCGTTTTTTTGCAATATTAGCAAGCTCTAATGCTTTATATCCTGCAACAACACCACCTCCAGGCAAAATATCCTCATAATCATAAAATCTATTTGCTTCACTAAATGGAATAGGATTATCTTGCCATTCTGCAATTTGTTCTGGAGAAAATCGTTGTATTGCAATATTGTATAGCTGCTCGTCTTGTTGTTTTAAGACATCAAAAACTAACTTTTTTTCATCAACAGAAAAATTAGGCACAAGATTAGTATTTAATCTTGACCCATTTATTTTACCAAAATCAGATGGTTGCGTTATTTGTGGCGTAGACATTATTCACTATTTTTTTTGGCGTTTTCAATAACAATTTGATTTACTTGATCAAATCTTTGTTGTTGTATTGCTGCTATAGCCTGCGATATATATTGTCTATATACTTCTTCTTTTATGTTATTTGGCAACTTAACATCATCTTCCAATGCTTTACTCATAGGTTCTTTTCTGTTTGCGTTTATTTTTTCAATTTCAAGCTGCCTTAATCTTTCAACTTCTGGCTCTGCTTCTAAAAACAAACCTCTCATTATTGTACCTTTTTGTTCAGGACTGTCAGGTAAATAAAGATCAATCAAATTATTTGCAATAGTAAAACCATATGCAAGCTCATATCCTGCTTCAGCTTTTCTTTTGTTTGTTAAATTAGCTATTTGATTAGTTACTCTTCTGTACTCGTTTTGTTCAATCTGACCGTTTGCTGCTGCAAATAATAAATCGTTTTCTATATTTTTAATTCCAGTTAAAAATAATTCATCCTCTGGTAATTCTAAAAGGTCATATACTTTTATTATTGTATTGTTTATAAATTTATCATTATTTGTTGCGTTAAGAGCTTTATCTGAGTTAATAAAATTAATTAAAGCAGATTCTTGTGTATCATCAATCTTTTGCATTAATCTTGCTTCTCTTACTATTTTTGTCTTTTCAGCAAAATTACCTGCAAGTTCATCTGAAGTAATTGCGATTCGTAAATTATTAAAATTTTCTAACTGAGTTTTTAAACTAGCTATATTTGCTTCTTGCAAAAGCCTTTTGTCTCTTGAAAATGCGCTGCTTTTTTGAGTTTTTAAATAATTTCTTGCTGTTTCTTGATCTTGTGGAGAAAAATCTTTAATTATTTCTGATATATTATCTTCAACTTCATTAAATACTTGAGTTCTCTCATCAATATCTAAATCGTCATCATCAACAATATTATTAATTCTTGCTTTGAAAGAAATAATATTTTTTTGATTTGATATTTTTAATCCATCTTTTGTAACCTGATCTAATGTAACAATGCGATTTTTTACATATTCTTTCATCGTTGCTGCAAAATTTTCACTTAGCGTTTTTTCAGCTTCAACATCATTTTCTTGATATGCTTTTGTCATTCCTTTAGTGTATTGATCAAGTAAAAGTACATATGAGGCTTTTCCTGCTTCCTTTACTTCAAGGTCAACAGTCTTTTGTATACTTTTAGCTGATGTTCTAAACCTTGCAGAGTATTCTTTTGCTAATCTTGCTTGTGACTCTGGTGAAGCATTTTGAATAAGTTCGTTATAAAGTGCTTGTGATTTTTCTGTAAATGACTGCAAATCATTAGGATGTTCTTCTTCAAATTTATCAAGTTGTTGATCTAAATATATTTCTTTTGAACTATCATATATAGTCAAAGCTATCTGATTTGTTGCACTTGCACCAAAACCTTTTGCTTTTTCTAGCTTTCCAAAAGTAACTTCACCTGTTTCTGGGTCTGTTTGAATAGCTTTCTCAACTGCGGCTTGTGCTTTTTCTGGTGCTTCTTCTCTTGCTCTTGCTTCACCAAATGCTCTAGCAGTTTGAGCAATATCACCTGCAATACCTGCAAGTTGCTCCATCCTACGAACCCTGGACTCATCTATAGGTGAGGGCTGAAACTTACCGTATCTTTCTATTCTTTGTATAGCCATATCAACCTAATTCTTTTTTAATTTCTTCAAAACTTGTTTTCACATCATCTGCCGATCTTAATAAAGTAGATGCTGCTTGCAAATTTGCTGATTTTCTCGCTTCTCTTCCTGATTGAATTGTATTTTTTTGTCGTAATCTATTTGTTAATCCAATCATAGACTCGCTTTCACCGATAGTTTTTGCTTGTTCTAATGTAATACTTGCTGGCGTGCCTTCTGCTGCTATACCAGATGTAGCTTGAGATAAAATATTAGATGATAAAACTCTGTTAAGTTCTTCTCTTCTTTTAAGTTCTTCGTTTTGTGCAGCAATTCTTTCTTCTTCTGCTCTGCGTTCTGCGGCTTCTTCTGCTGCCTTACCAGCTTCTACAGTAGCAAATGCTTTTAATCCTACACCTGCAATATTTAAAGCTGCTGCAATTATATTAAACATTGTTAAACCTCTTTTTTATAATTATGAAGATTGTACTTCATATTCAATCGCTTGTAAGTGAAATGGCATAGGAGTAGGTACAGTTATTTCTGGAACCACTTCTATATTCCAACCATTGCCGCCATTGTTGTCTTGTATAACCCCTGTAAATGGCACTAGATCGCTGTTAAAGGACGTTCCTAGCTCAAGGGTAGGCACAGTATTGCCATCTATTACAACGCCAGCAGACGATAAAACTCGCAAATTCATACGTGTTATCTTTTTGTCTCTCATTTGATTTTGTCCTGCAATATTACCTGCTGTAGTATTTAATGGCATAGATTTAACTGTAGGCTGAAAATTGAACCCTATTTCGACATTTGCTACTGATGGCTGTGCCAATATAAATGTTTCTTCTGCATTAGATAATGTTATAAAAGAACCTTCTTCACTTGTCTGGACAACACGATTAGATAATACTTTACCTCTTGCAACAACATTTACAGTTAATCCATCTAAATGACTAGTTGTAGAAGCAGATGGTAAAAAACATTTGTTGCTGCTAATTCCATTCTTATCGGTTTGTTTTACGGATGCATCAAGTAAATGATCTTGATTCCACATTTCTATTGTGTAAGTTGTTGTAGTATTAGTAGTTCTTTCATTTACAAAAAATAAACTGTTATTAACAGTAGATACTGAAACAAGTTTTAAAGGATAAGCAGTATTTGTGTTGCCATTTGTCCATTTTGTAAATCCATTTATGTCTTGTGATCTTAATGTATTTAAGATTGCAGCCGTACCATCTTGGTTTATTATCACAACATAATTTGCATCTTCAGTTGTAGAGCCACTTAACACCCCTACATCTGCTGGATTATCAATTAAATGAGAAGATAAAACTGATATGTCAACTGAATTGTATGCGTCTTCGTTATAGTTATATAAATACTGTCTAAGCGTCTTCCCATTTTTATCAATAAATAATGTAGCACCATCTAAAGATTTTGCTTCTAAAAACTTTGAACCATGTTGTGTTTGAGCTTGTATAGATACTGTGCCTGGTGTATTGCCTGTTAATAAAAACTCTGCGCCAGATGTAAATATTTGTAGACCTCTATCTGGATTAATGTCTACTATTTCTGTCAAATTTCTAGCTGATATTGTGACAAATATGCCTTCATCATCATCACCTTCTTCTGTAAAGAAATCAAAAAACGATCCAGCCCTAGATGCAAATACACTTTGACGTTTTGATTTACTGCCACCAAACCATAATCTGCCTTGAAAAAATGCTGCTGTCCTTGGATAACCTCTAGTATCTGACCACACATCTTCAGACCTTGGAGTTCCAGCAGAATTTCTAACAAATTGAATTGCATCGGTAGCTCTGCCGCTTGTAAAAAATCCTGTAAACAATTCGTATGTTCCTGCTGAATTACCATTTAATGTAATGGTATATGTCAGTGTATTTGTTCTTTGAACAGTTATACCGTCATCTCCAAAAATAGGCATATCTTGTAAATTTTTTCTTATATTTTCTTCTGTAGAAGATACTTGATCTGTATCTCCGTCACC